ACGGACCAGGGTCGTCCTTCGCAGTTTTATTTCGATCGCCAGATCGCTCCGGTCATCAACTTGTGGCAGACGCCTGAGAACTCCACTGACCAACTGGTGTATTACTACGTTCGTCGCATCGAGGACGTAGATACTCTTACAAACACAACGGGCATCCCCTTCCGTTTTTACCCCTGCATGGTCGCGGGTCTAGCATATTATCTCGCAGTTAAGCGTGCGCCTGATCGTGTGCAGATGATGAAGTCGATCTACGAGGAAGAGTTTCAACGCGCGGCAAATGAGGACGAGGCCAAGGTGCCTCTGACTTTGACGCCGAGCATTCGTTATCTGAGGGTCTGATGGCATTCGCATCTGGCAAAAATGCTTGGGGTATCTCTGATCGTTCAGGTCGCCGCTACCGTCTTCGGGATATGAAGAAGGAGTGGACAGGCGCACTTGTTGGTCCTGATGAATACGAACCTAAGCACCCCCAGCTTTACCCTCCTCGTCCAGGGCCAGATCCACAGGCCTTGAAAGATCCTCGTCCTGATCAGCCAGAGGCTCTTCAGGTGTATGTTGGAGTGCCGACAGTAGAGGATCCTCGCCTTGTTCGTCCTCGTATGGTAGGTAGTACGGGGCAAGTTACGGTGGTGACAACATGAGCTTTACGTACGGACAACTAAAACAGGCTATTCAGGATTATACGGAAAACACGGAGACCACCTTCGTGAACAATATTCCGTTGTTTATTCGAATGGCAGAGGAGCGGATTCTAAAGCAGGTTCAACTTAGTTTGTTCCGCAAAAATGCCACTGCATCTACGACAATAGGCAACAAATACCTGGCTTGTCCGAGCGACTTCTTGGCGCCGTTTTCTTTGAGCCTAGCGGGTGCGGATGGTGATAAGTTCTTCTTGGAGTTCAAAGATCCGAGCTTCATCCAAGAGTACACACCGGATGCGACTACGACCGGAGCTCCAAAATACTTTGCTCAGTTTGATAACGAGAACTTCATTCTGGCAGCTACTCCTGATGCCGCATATACGGCTGAGCTTCATTATTTCTACCGACCGAACAGCTTGACGTCTGGTGCGGATGGTGACACGACTTGGCTAAGCATCAACGCTGAGATGGCTATGCTGTACGGTGCCTTGATTGAGGCAACGATATTTATGAAGGGCGAACAAGACGTTACCCAGATGTATGTCCAACGCCTCCAGGAATCTATCTCTGGTCTCAAGCAGCTGGGCGAAGCTAAAGAGGTGACGGACGAGTACCGTCGTGGTAAGGTGATTAGGCCGAAACAATGAACGTAGGCTTATTTGACATACCCAAAGACACTCCAGTAGTGGGTGTTCGGACAACAAGTGGCCGCGGCTTCACGCCAGAGGAGCTTGCAGAACAAGCAGCGCAACGGATTGTTTCCGTTTCGGATACTGCTCATCCTGCTTTGCGAGAGCAGGCACATGCTTTTCAAAGCCAAATAGCTAAAGTGGTTGAGTCGTATTTAAAACAAGCAGTTCGCAGCGACCGCACAACTGTGTATAATGCGCTTCAGGATGCAGGACACCCTGAACTGGCTGACGTGATAAGGAGACTCTAACCATGGCGTTCACCGGCAACTTTATGTGCACGAGCTTTAAGCAGCAACTGCTTCAAGCCAAGCACGACTTTACTAACAGTACTGGCCATACATTCAAGTTGGCTCTGTACACTAACAGTGCTTCCTTCACGGCAGCGACTACGGACTACACTGCGACCAACGAAGTTGGTGACTCGGGTTCGTATGCAGCTGGTGGCGGCACGCTGACCAATGTCACACCAACAACGTCTGGCACAACAGCGTTTACAGATTTTGCAGATTTGACATTTACTTCTGCAACGATCACGGCGCGAGGTGCGTTGATCTACAACACTACTACAGGTGGTGGTTCGAGCACCACTGACACTGTTGTTGTTCTAGACTTTGGATCGGACAAAACCGCGACGGCTGGTGACTTCCAGATTGTGTTCCCAACTGCGGATGCTTCGAACGCCATCATCAGGATTGCGTAAACCATGGTTGTCCTCGTTAATCGCGCAAAAGTAGCCACGGCCACTACTGGCACGGGGACAATCACACTTGGTTCAGCGGAGGATGGGTATCAGACGTTTGCGGATGCGGGCGTTACCGACGGGCAAATAGTTCGCTACGTCATCGAGGACGGCAGCAACTGGGAAATTGGCACAGGCACCTACACGGCGTCTGGCACTACTCTCACTCGCACTGTCTCTGAAAGCAGTAATGCTGACGCGGCGCTTAACCTGTCCGGTTCTGCATTGGTCTTTATCTCTGCGACTGCAGAGGATATTTTGACCGAGTATGTTGTCAAAACTGCAAACTACACGGCTGTCGCAGGTGATCTAATTCTCGCGGATACTTCTGGCGGGGCGTTTACGATCACCCTTCCAGCAAGTCCAGCAACTGGCGACACCGTGTTTGTGGCCGACGCGGATGATTGGTCATCCAACAACCTGACAGTGGCTCGGAACGGCTCAACGATTGAAGGTTTGTCCGAGGATGTCGTTTGCGACATTGGCAACATTAGCTTGACGTTCACATATAGTGGGACGACATGGCAGGTGTATTCTCAAGCCGGTGTGTCGGGTGCGATTTTCACGGCAAGCAGCACTGACACGCTGACGAACAAGACAATCAGCGGTGCCAGCAACACTATTACTGTTGATGGAACTAATGACATTGGTTTTCTTACTATCCCGCCAGTAGGGACAAAAACCGGGTCGTACACCTTAACGACGTCAGATGTTGGAAAGTACGTCCAAGTTGGCACGGGCGGCAGCATTACAATTCCCGATGCGACGTTCAGCGAGGGTGACGCTATTGTTATCTTCAACAACACCACTGGCGACATAACAATCACCTGCACAATCACTACAGCTTACATTTCTGGCACTGATACGGATGTGGCTTCTGTTACGCTGGCAACAAGGGGTGTGGCAAACATCCTTTTCATTAGCGGAACTGTTTGTGTGATTACAGGCAGCGTTTCGTAATGACCGGCGTAATGCAATCAATGGTTGGCGGAAGCTACGGCGCACCAGTCGTGCCGTTGTCCATGACGTTCTACGAGAGCAGGTATGGGGCAACTATTGGGACGATAGATGTTTATGTCGTAGACACATCTGGTGTCATACAAGGCAGCGCCATTTACAGCGCCTCGGGGAATCTAGGTGTCCAAACATGGTTTTTGAGGACGCCAACTTCTGTGGGTGTTTCTGGAACCTTTAGGATTGCTTGGCACTATGTGAGCGGGACAAGTTTTACTGGGGATTACGCGGTTGATACTGTTACAATACAGGGAACGACATACAACTTTGACACCGGTACAGATGGTTTCTTGACCTCCACGACGAACACGGCATCTTCGTCCACCGCGCTTTCCTTTGCCATAGCTCCGCTGACGACTATTGGAGCCTCTCAATCGAGATGGAACAGGAATGGTGGCTCAACGCCTTCAGGCGCCACTGGCCCTTCTGGAGCGCAAAGCGGGTCGTTCTATTTGTACACCGAGACCAGCACCCCTAACTATCCCAACGTAAACATGTGGCTGTTTAGTCCCGAGATAACTGTCTAGGAGTTACGACATGGCAAACCTTTCTAGTCTGCTTCCTCCATCTGGCGCGGTTACTCCGACAAGCGCGGACACGTTGACGAACAAAACGCTCAGCTCCCCAACGCTGGATGGAACTATCGTCGAAGAGATTTACAACATCAGCGGGACTTCTGTTACGCTAGAACCAGACAATGGTTCTATCCAGTTGCACACGCTGACTGGGAACACAACTTATTCGGATGGATTTAGTTCTGGGCAGTCGATCACGCTGATGATTGATGACGGAACCGATTACACTGTGACTTGGCCGACAATAATCTGGGTGAACAACGGAGCTAATGCGCCCACACTGTCTACGTCAGCCTACACCGTAATTGTTTTATGGAAGGTTGCGTCTACTCTGTACGGCGCGCTGGCTGGAGATGGAGCATGACAAACAGCAGAGACTTGCTACCTGTGGGCGGCTTTACGGGCACTGCTTGGACGTTAGACAACCCAAGCATCCCACCTTACGGCAAGTTTTATGTTGGGACTCAAGAACTCACTCCGGAGGGCGTTTTCTTCAAACCCGACGGCCTTAAGATGTACGTCATTGGGTCTAATGGAGACGCCGTATACGAATACGACCTATCCACCGCTTGGGATGTATCAACTGCGTCGTACTTGCAGAACTTTAGCGTTGCTGCTCAAGAAACCAATCCGACCGGCGTTTTCTTCAAACCCGACGGCCTTAAGATGTACGTCGTTGGGTATAATGGAGACGACGTAAACGAGTACAACCTATCCACTGCTTGGGATGTATCAACTGCGTCGTACGTGCAGAACTTCTATATTGGAGGTCAAGACACCGCTCCGTTCGGCCTTTTCTTCAAACCCGACGGCCTTAAGATGTACGTCGTTGGCAGTTCTGGAGGCTACGTATACGAGTACGACCTATCCACTGCTTGGAACATTTCCACGGCGTCGTTCTCGAGGAGCATGTACGTTGCTCCTCAAGACGTTTCTCCGACCGGCGTTTTCTTCAAACCTGACGGTCTTAAAACGTACGTCAGCGGAGCTTCTGGAGACGCCGTATACGAATACGACCTATCCATTGCTTGGAACACCGCCTCAAACTCGTACCTGCAGAGCTTTAGCGTTGTTGCTCAAGACACCGCTCCGCTCGGCCTTTTCTTCAAACCCGACGGCCTTAAGATGTACGTCATTGGGTCTACTGGAGACGCCGTATACGAATACGACCTATCCACTGCTTGGGACGTTTCCACTGCGGCGTGGATTGCCCCCGCTAATTCTTACTTTAGCGTTGCTGCTCAAGAAACCTCTCCGCACAGCGTTTTCTTCAAGCCTGACGGCCTTAAAATGTACGTCATTGGCAGTTCTGGAGACGACGTAAACGAGTACAACCTATCCACTGCTTGGGATGTTTCCACTGCGTCGTTCCTGCAGTCGTTCAGCGTTGCTGCTCAAGACATCGCTCCGAGGGGCGTTTTCTTCAAGTCGGACGGTCTTAAAATGTACGTCAGCGGAGTTGTTGGAGACGCCGTATACGAGTACAACCTATCCACTGCTTGGGACGTTTCCACTGCGTCGTTTCTGCAGTCGTTCAGCATTGCTGCTCAAGACACCGTTCCGCATGGCATTTTCTTCAGAGCCGACGGTCTTAAAATGTACTTCATCGGCCTTTCTGGAGACGCCGTATACGAATACGATTTATCTACGGCTTGGGACGTTTCTACTACATCGTTCGTGCAGTCGTTTAGCACTGTTGCTCAAGACACCACTCCGCTCGGCGTTTTCTTCAAACCAGACGGTTTTAAAATGTACATCACCGGCAATTCTGGGCCCGCCGCATACGAGTACAACCTATCCATTGCTTGGGATGTATCAACTGCGTCGTACGTGCAGTCGTTTAACACTGTTGTTCAAGACAAAAATCCGCAGGGCGTTTTCTTCAAACCCGACGGTAAAGTGATGTACATAATTGGATCTACTGGAAGAGCCGTATGGGCTTACAGCTTAACCTAAATTGGAGGGCAACATGTTCGTCAAAGTCACAAACGGCAGTCCGAGCAAATACCCATACGCTCTTAGTGAGATGCGCCGTGAAAACGCAAACGTCAGCTTTCCCGAGCCAACTTCGGATAGTACGCTGGCGGCGTATGGCGTCTACCGCGTTGAGACAACGGTTGCTCCGAGTTTCGACAACAAAACGCACATGCTTGCGAACACTGTTGAAAATGTTGACGGCGTTTGGAAGCAGAAGTGGATCGAAGTCCCCCTTGAGGGGAATCAAGCATCCATCAACGTAAGGCGGCATCGAGACCGACTGCTTGCCGAAACTGATTGGATCGTTGTGTTTCACAGCGAGAAAGGAACGCCAGTCCCGGCAGAATGGGAAGTGTATCGTCAGGCGCTTCGTGATATAACAGGGCAAGAAGGTTTTCCCAACGCGGTCGTCTGGCCGACAAAGCCATGAGTGAGTGAATAAATGCTTGGCTTCAACCCTCTAGCATCAGCGCCTCTTGCCGATGATGGTGGGGCTGCGTCCAACAACGCTGTAGTCAATGTAACCGGGGTTTCCGCCGTTGGCGGTGTCGGCATTCTTGTGGTCACGGGCGATGCCGTCGTTCCACAGACTGGGCTTCTAGCTACAGGTTCAACCGGCAGTGTCACGGTAAGTTTGCTCACCCCAGTTTCTGTGACAGGGGTAAGCGCCACTGGCCAAGTTGGAAGCGTAACAGCAATCGGTGGCGCGGCAGTCACCGTGACTGGCCTATCCGCCACTGGCCAAGTTGGAAGCGTAACAGCAACTGGCGATGCCGTCGTTCCACAGACTGGCCTATCTGCCACTGGTTCTGTCGGCGCCGTGGGTGTCTCGGCGAACGCAATCGTTGATCTTTCTGGGGTGGCTGGTTCTGCCTCTGTTGGCGCTGTTACAGTAAAGATTAACATCACTGCTCTGGTCACAGGTGTTTCTGCTACAGGTTCTGTTGGCTCTGTTACAGTGACAGGCACAGCCAACGTCACCTTGACTGGCGTTTCTGCCACGGGAACAGTCGGGCCTGTGATTGTTTGGGGAAGGATTGTTCCAAACCCCGGAACGAGTTATACTGAGATTCAACCAAACCCCGGAACGAGTTATACTGAGATTCAACCAAACCCCGGAAGTATCTGGACTGAAATTGCAGCATAAGGTGTCTCATGGCTAGTACATACACAACGAACACTGGTATTGAACTCATCGCCACAGGTGAGCAGTCAGGAACCTGGGGCAGTACTACAAATACCAACCTTCAGATTATTGACCGCCTCACCAACGGTGTAGGCGCAATCACCTTGAGCGGTACAACACACACTCTGACCACTTCTGATGGCACGTTGTCTGACGGGCAATATGCGGTTCTTGTATTCGGTGGGACACCTAGCGGCACCAACACGGTGACGATTAGTCCAAACGACCAAGACAAACTGTATGTGGTTAAAAACAATTCTGGCGAAAGCGTAGTTCTAACGCAAGGCTCCGGCGGCAACGTCACGGTAGCCGACGGGAAAAGCGCAATCGTATATGCTGATGGTGCTGGCGCTTCAGCTGCTGTAGTGGACGTTACCTCCACCTTCCCGTTCGTCAAAACATCAGACATTGGGTCTACTGTTTTAGCTTATGACTCCAACCTGCAGTCTTTTGTCACTGCGTTCACACTGCC